CCCTCGAATATTCCGACCTAAGAAAAAGTCGGAACCACAACTTTCGCGGAACGGACCTTCTACAAAGGTCTTGCTCTGGTTGACAACGAAACCAAGGAGGTCTAAGAGACGAAAAACATCATCCGAGATTTCTCTCGGAACGATGATATCATCTCCAAAAACGCCATAGTTGCCGAAGCCCTTGCCTCTCGGGTGATATGGTTGAATACCATTCACCCGGAAGCAAGCCAGAACGATGGATGCAAACAACATTGTCTGCAAGGGAAACGTAAAACCGTTACCCATTGTAGATATCATGTCGAGTGCAAACCAGCCAAGACCGGGAATCCATGTCTTATGGCTCCTTAATCTAGTCAAGAGAATAAGGAAATCTCTTGGTAAGATAGTACGGAGCATAGGCAGGGATAAGCTATCACTAGCACTCTCGAGGTCGATCGTCACAAAATTTGTGAGATCAGGCATCTTAAGTGAAAGTGACCCGAGCCGGGCTAACTCACGATTCTTAAATTGCTGAGCTGCCATGGAAATTCCATAGAAGCTCTCCAAACGCAATTCAAGTATATGTGCGAGACCCAACTGATAAAATTGATTTAACGTTGGTTCAACGCATATAGTCCGTGAGATTTCGTCGTTCTTCGGAACAAAGCTAAAGCGACTACCTTCGACTATACTGACCTTACCAAAGCAAGCCTTGCGGAGAACTTCCGCATCGTGCCAGTCTTGGAAGGAACGTATATAGTCCCTGTACGACTTGTACAGGAAGTGACTAGTCGACGTTAGCGGAGAAGAGAACATCTTTGTGTAGAAGTCTCCTCCCAGCCCACCCACAGATGCACCCGGTCCGCATTTTCCATAACGGATAATGCTTTCAAGGTCATCAACAAGTGGGAGCATTCCAGGTCGGGGGTTCCAAAATTCGTAAACGGCGCGCTTTAGCTCGCCGATTAGAATATGGTCCCGATCTGTTTTGCAGTCGAGCCTCCAGTTTTTACAGCGATGATTCACTAGTAAAAACTTCAAGAGCGCTCGGCTATCCTGAAGGGTAGAATTCTCAACCTCTAATTTCTTGAGGAGAGACTTTACCAGACTGGACGCCGCGGCCTCCTTTGGAGACAGATCGGATAAGGCACCGGTGTAGGACTCAATTTTCTTGAGTCCTTCCTCGCCTAGTTCCGTTCTTAAGTCATCGAGAAGGTTTCGGTAAAGAGCAACAGGAAGAATTCCCATATTGTCCTCCGACAGTTCGAGAAGATCATTCTAGTGTACTGGGGGTAGCATCTCGCGGAGACGGAGTAATCCGTCAACACATGATGTTACAAACAGCAACGCTATCATGATCACACTGGCAAGAACCAGCAGTTTAAGAATCGTTTTCACGACCTTAGCCTACTAGATCACACCAGTGACAAGGGAGTCGCCAAGCCCTGAACTCTGCTGGGATAAAATCCCAACGAGAGCTGAGAGCGCGGCGCGAATATTCACCGCGTCGTACGCGTCTGAACCTGCAGGGATCTCCATATGGAGAACACACTGCATCAGTTCAGGCGGGCAGTCGGCGGCGATGTTCACTCCTTTGCGAACTCGGACCGTCGTGACATTTTTGGGGACACTCGCATACCTTCCCGTCACCGGATTCGGATTACCCAAAGTCTTTGGGACCTTGGGCTTCGAAATGGTGATCGTGAAAGGATCCGAGATCGTATGTGTACGGACATCGGTTTGGGTCCCGCCAAGTGCGGTAACCGCCACCTGTTCCATATTCACATCCGGGGCATGATCATCCACAACCGTATAGGTTGGGGACGTCAGGCCCGTCTGCGCACCTCCTGTAATAGGAGAGCTAACTGTCCAGACCATTGAGGTAAACCTCATTGAAAGAGTGGAGAGAACCCTTCTCTGAAGAGTTTTACGTCTTCAGAAGAAAGGAGTAAGACTCCTATGCCGATCCGTCAAAGCGGCTATATTTAGCCACTTCGTAGAGGATAATTGTGGATGTTCGAACCTCAATTCTGGGGTTGGAACAGCTTCCAATGCACCTCTATTTACGTATCGGATTTCGGAGACGGATTCCGAGGGTGACATGAAGTTTTGAAGTACATCGTAGTTTGAGCCGAGATTCGCAAAGCTCGGACTGTGGGTCCAACTACGCTCTCGCGTAATTAAGATCTCAGTCTTGGCAATGCGCCTCACGTTCCAACCACGAAAACTCCAACACTTCAAGACATCTCCAACATTGGAGAAGTAGTCAATCAGGAATGAGTATGGAATGAGCTCCCAAACCGTCGGAACGAATTGATCCCAAGTGAATCCAAGATTCGCCTGGTTCATATATCTTTGGTCGTAAGCAAAAGTTGCTACCGCACCTCGATATATAACAATCGCTTCGTTCTCACGGATGGTTGTTCTCTTCCAGGTTATAGACCCGATGCCTCCGGCGGTAGTAACTTCGCTAATGATCTTCTTAGAACTAGCCTCCGAGTACACTGGCAAAAAATCCAGTGAATAACCTCGGGACCCGTTTTCAGCAAGAGCTTTAGCTCCGTTAATAACGTCGTTGATAAAGGGTTTCCAACCGAAAGCATACTCAAGCCACAATTGTGACAAACGGCCTAGGCGTTGGTGCGTAGCCAAGTTACTATTCCGAAGCCTCACAGCATCGGATAAGTACGAGTCTAGCCCTTCGCGAATGCCTTTTGCCCCACTACGAATCATTCTAAGGGTTTGGCCGAGCTCGCCGAGGAACACGCCTCCAAGCATGGAGGTTTGTTTACTCTGAGCACGGTTTACCCATTGAACGATAGCCCTCGAATTGGCTTCAACCGAACTTACACTATCAGGACTTATAAGTCCTAAATAGGTAAGGTCTCCATATGCCTCGTTATGGTAACGAAGATCACCCCAAACGTATGTCCTGTCCCTCACAGAGTGACAGGCATGGCCCGGCGAATTCCGGTATCGGTTTTTCCAACCGACCAGATTCGACGTCGCCTCCAAACCCAACCTAATCTGTCGTCGATAACTCGGAACCGGACCGCCATGAGTAACAGTGTCCGTCGCAGTAAACTGCGACGAATTGTTAGCCATTTGCGGAACTGGCGCGAGACCGATGTAAGATAAGGTGTAGTAAGGACGGTTGTAGATGAAATTCGAGACCTTCGTAGGCATTAGAACTCCGATTGAAGTGTGCTTCCAATGCACAAGAGAGAGGAGGGATTCAAACCCCCTCTTAGACCTAAATCAGATCAGTGATTCCCACCCAATCAAGAACCAACTCA